TTCTAAGTGGCAAGAGTTAGATTCCCCAACCTCTTTTGCCATCAAGTGCAACAACGATATTCTTGATTATTCAATCCCCCCGTTTGCTGGTGTGCTGCGCGAGATTTACGATATCGAAGATTATAAGCAGCTCAAGCTGACAAAGACGACGCTGGAGAATTATGCCATGTTGGTCATGACCCTCGGCATCAATGAAAACGGCGAATGGCAAATGGATTTGGATAAGGCCAAAGAGTTCTGGAGGAATCTGGACGCCGTGCTTCCCGAGGAGATCGGCTCAGTGTTGTCTCCCATGCCGATCAACAAGATCAGCTTCGAGAAGTCTAACACCGGCGACACGGATACGATTGCCGATGCAGAGCAGAATATGTTCACATCTGCTGGTGTTTCGAGCTTGCTGTTCAACAATGACAAGGCTTCTGCAAACGCACTGGCTCTGTCAATCAAGTCTGACCAGGCAATCACCTTTGGCATCGTGAAGAGCATTGAGGATATGGTGAACCGTTATATTCAGAGCCAGGGTTACGGTAAGAACTTCAAAGTGACCTTCCTGGACTGCAGCCCATTCAACAGAAAAGAGCTTGGAGAGATGTATCTGAAAGCGTGCCAGTTCGGTGTGCCGATGGTTTCGTATTACTGCGCATCCCAAGGTCTTGGACAGGCAGAGCTGGATTGCATGAACTTCCTTGAAAATGATGTTCTTGAAATCAAGTCTAAGTTCGTGCCGCTGCAAAGCTCTTCAACGCAAGCAAGTGGTGGTGCTACCGATGAGGGCGGTGCTCCACAAAAGGATGTCGGCGAGCTGACCGACTCCGGCGAACAGACCCGTGAGGACGGTGATGATTGGTGATAACCAATTTCATTTATGTGTTTGACGAGGAGGCAAGAGACAAGCTCCTGGATATGAACTATAAGTTGCTCAAGCGAGACGAAAAGAATCATATTTATGTGTTTGTCAATGAGAACTGGGAGGTTTTTGCTCTGGATGGTATCAGCCACATTCTGTCTGACACGATTACATTTTGACCCGCCCATGGAGGCGGGCTTTATTATGCCCAAAAGGTGGTGAGATTTGTTTGAGCGAACGAAACATGAGTATCGTTTATTCTTCACGCTTTGACAGACTGACCGAGTGCAATTCCTCTTTTGATAGAGGTGTTTTAAGAGTCTGTTATGTAGGAAGAAACCGCAATAACAGTTTCATCAGCAAAGAAACCTTTGAACGCTGTATGCCCAGCATCTATAACTGTCCCATTGTCTGCAGATATGACAGAGAGGCAGATGAGATTGGCGAGCATGATATGGAAGTCGTTAAGAACAGTGACGGGAAGCTCACTCTTGTGAACATTACAAATCCTGTCGGTGTTATCCCCGAGAGTGCCAATTATTGGTGGGAAGAGATTGAGGAAGACGACGGCTCCATCCATGAATACCTATGCGTTGATGCGCTTCTCTGGAAACGACAGGAGGCGTATCAGAAGATCAAAGAGGACGGTATCACTGACGAGTCTATGGAGATTTCCATCAAGGAAGGTTCCATGAAAGATGGTGTATATGTGATCGAGCGGTTCGAGTTTACCGCATTTTGTCTTCTGGGCACAGCGGAGCCCTGCTATGAGTCAGCGGCTTTACTGATGTTCTCTCGTGAGGACTTCAAGGCACAGCTTGATGAAATGATGCGGGAATTTAAGGAAAGTTTTTCAACGGTACAACCCTCTCAAGAGGTTGTCATACACCCACAAAATAATTCGGAAGGAGGAGAAGAAGCATTGGACGAGAAGAAAGCTCTCATGGCTCAGTATGGCCTGTCTGAGGATATGCTTGATTTCAATCTCGACGATTTTTCTGTTGAGGAATTGACAGAGAAGTTTGAAGCGATGAAGGATTCCGGCGACCCTGACAAAGATGCTGAAAAGAAGTTCGCTCTGGCCGAGCAGTTCAGAGAGGAACTGATTAACGCACTGAGCGAAGAGAAAGTGGATACTTGCTTCGGTGAAATGAGCCGTTACTGGTATATGGACTATGATAGCGAAGCGATGGAGGTCTACTGTTACGACCAGGAAGACTGGAAGCTCTATGGCTTTACATATTCCATGAACGGCGACCATGTCGTGGTCGACTTTGAAAGCAAGAAGCGCAAGAAGTGTGCCATCGTCGATTTTGACGAGGGAGACCAGCAGGCTGCATTCGCAACCGTCTACTCCATGATCTCTACGCAGTATGCGGAGAACGAGACCCAGTGGACGACAAAGTACCAGACTGCCTCCGACACGATTGCATCTATGGAAAATGAGCTGACCGAACTGCGTCAGTTCAAGGCCGGTATCGAGCAGGATGCCGTAAAGCAGGAGCGCGAGGAACTCTTTGCCCAGTTTGAAGACCTGGTCGGAGTTGCTGCGTTCGATGAAATCCGTGAGAACGGTGAGCAGTATTCCCTGGAGGAACTGGAAGAGAAGTGCTATGCCATCCGTGGCCGTAAGCAGACCGAAAAGTTCTCCCTGCAGGGTCAAAAGGCACCCAAACTGCCTGTCGAGAAGAATAACGATCCTACGCCTGAGCCCTATGGCGGCGTGTTTGCTGAGTTCGGGATTCGTCACGACTAATCAACATAATTAAATAAATCTTTGAGGAGGTAATTATCAATGGCTGATAAATATTGTGTTATCCGCACTGACCTGATGAGCGGCACCAAGCAGCCTGCTGATCTGGTGTCTTTCCGTTTCTATGATGCGGAAGGTAATGCCGCTGAGGTTGAGAACGGCGTTATCGTCAAGCTGGAAGGCTACGAAGAGGGCGAGCGTGAGGTCATGAAGGCCGTTGCCGCTACTGCTGGCGCTGATCTGAATGAGTGCGCTATCGCTGCTGGCGTCGAGGTCATGTATGACGAGCGTAAGAAGAATCTGGACGAGTACATCAACGAGGCTGGCAAGATCGTTCGTGGCTACATTCCCCGCAGCCGCAACATTTTCTCTGTGACTCCCGAGGGCTTCGTCGGCGGCACTGTTCCCACTGTCGGCGCCGAGGTTGGCATTGGTGAGGGCGGCAAGATCGATGCCGCTGGTACTGGTCTGGGCACTTGTGTGCATATTGAGGTTGCCGGTCGGTACACCTACTACGCCATCAAGATTGCCAAGACCGAAGTCTAATGAAGGAGGGCAATAACAATGGCTGATATGAACAACATCGTGAAAGTTGCCGTCGATGCTTATCGTGGCAATGTCGAGAAATACTCCGTTGGTCAGTCCATGGAGCTTCTGCAGAAGGCTCTGGTCGAGGCTAACGGTGGCAGCACTGTGCTGAACTACAAAAACATCCGTGACGGTAAGTGCAACGGCCTGTTTACTCTGATCGAAGAGATTCTGAGCCGCACTGTCGTTGAGGGTCTGCAGGGCGACGAGTATTTCAACGCTCTGGTCGATTTCCGCAATGTCGCTGAGGGCGACAAGAACCTGTTCTTCGTTGAGGACAGCAACCTGTTCGTCGTGGCCGATGCCGCTGACGGTACGCAGGGTATCCGTCGTCAGCGTCTGGGCGGGGTCAGCGAGACCAGCATCCCTACTTCCATGAAGTATGTGAAGATTTATGAGGAGCTGAATCGTGTCCTGTCTGGCCGTGTTGACTTCAACTACTTCATCGGCAAGGTTTCTGACTCCTTCCGTCAGAAGCTGCTGAATGACATCTATGGCCTGTGGAGTTCCGCTACTGCCGATCAGCTCGGCGGCGTGACCTACTTCCCCGCAGCCGGTGCATATGACGAGGACGAGCTGCTCGACTTGATCGCTCATGTCGAGGCTGCTGCTGGCGGTAAGCCCGCCACTATCGTTGGCACCAAGAAGGCCGTTCGTAATCTGGCTCCCTCCATCCAGGGCACCGATTCTCAGAGTGACATCTACAACATGGGCTACTATGGCAAGTTCTATGGTACTCCCGTTGTTGTCACTCCTCAGCGCCACAAGCTGAACTCCACTGAGTTCGTTCTGGCCGACGATGTGCTGACCATCATCGCTGGTGATGACAAGCCCATCAAGTGCGTGTACGAGGGCAACCCCATTGTCCTGATGGGCAATCCCATGGACAACGGCGACCTGACCCAGGAGTACCTGTACGGCGAGAAGTATGGCATGGGCATCGTGCTGGCTGGCGGCAACGCTGGTATCGGTCGTTACGAGATCGCCTAAGCCACGGTATGACAAATCTATGCGGGGCTCCATCGTGAGCCCCGCAAGTATGAAAGGGTGAATAATACATGGCTAACAAAAATACAGGCGCAAAGCCTAAAGATACGACTGCGGCTTCTGTAACTGCGGAGGTCGCTCCTGTTGCGCAGGAAAAGAAAGAAGCATTTGTTCCCAAGGCATTTGATCCCAATCAGATCGTTACTGTCCGCAATGGTTTCCAGGGTAGACTGGTCTATCGCAGTAAGAAGACTGGCGAAAGATTTGTGTGGGATGAGTTCGGTGCTGAGCAGGACATGGAGCTGGCCGAGCTGAAAGCTGCAAGAAGCTCCAGCAAGAAATACTTCATCAACAACTGGTTCATGTTCGATGATCCCGAGATCGTGGATTATCTGGGCATGGCTCAGTATTACAAGTTCGCTCTGAACATCAGCGATTTTGACAAGCTCTTTAGCAAGAGTGCTTCTGAAATCGAGGCGACGATTGCAAAGCTGTCTGACGGCCAGAAGAAGTCTGTTGCCTACCGGGCAAAACAGTTGATTCAGGACGAAGTGATCGACTCCAACAAAGTGATCGCAACACTGGAGAAGTGCCTTGGCGTTGAGTTGATTGAACGATAAGGAGCGTGAATTATGAGCGTTTCTTACGATGTGTTTACCGGAGCATTTCTTGCAAAGGTAACCGAGTATGACTTCCCGATTGGAAGTTTTGAGCGCAACGAAATGGTTGATGGATATATGAAAAGGGCGATTGCCGAGTTCAAGAAAATCTGTAAGTACGATTTGACATCAACAGCAGACGACATTGTCAGAGAGTTTCATGTAGAGATTGCCACGGAAGATATGGATGAACTGGCCAATATCATCTCCGAGGGTATGCTGGCGCAGTGGATGAAGCCATATGTGTACAGACAGGAAAACCTTGAGAATGTCTTGAACACACGGGATTTCACCAGTTATTCACCTGCCGAATTGCTTCTGCGTATCAAGGATACATACAGCATGGTGCAGCGTGGGTTTACGAATATGATGAGGGAGTATTCGTACAACCATGGTGATCTTACGGATTTGCATTTATGATCCAGACCGTTAGAGGCATCCCTGTGGACGAAATGGTTCTGAGCAATTATCTTCGCAATCTTGTAAATCTTTTCTTTAAGATTCTCCCCATTCGAGAAAGTGAAGAGCCGTCACTGCGCTCATACATGATGAGCCTGCAGGCAGAGTTGCTCGGCTGTTCCGAACTGGTTGAGGCAGTACATGAAGACCCCATGTTCCTGTCTTTGGTTTCTATCTTGCAGTATTTGATCGACCATCCAGATAGCGCTGTTCATGTGTATAAGCGTGAGGTTTTCAAAGCAATTTCCATTTGCAATAAGTTGAAGGCGAGGTATGCAGTAAAGCCAATCAGCAAGGAGGGATAAGGATGGGTGTTTGGGACTCCTATCAATCCAGATTGTCTGCGATGGGTACTACCAAAAGAGAAGCGGCATTGAACCGTGAGAAGGCGTACCTGTCACGCAAGTTACCGTCAAGCCTATCCTACCATACCGTCAGTATGAATGGTGTGGAGCGCAATCTTGCCATCATCAACAGCGATAACCTAAACCAAAAAACGCTATGCTCATTACCTGGAGAAGAAATAATCAGCGGCTCTCTGGTTTACTGGAATGACAATTATTGGCTGGTTACAGCGGTTGATGCGAACAATGAAGTTTACACAAAAGCGATTATGCTGCAGTGTAACCATCGGTTGCGTTGGATTGCTGCTGACGGCCACATCATCGAAAGATGGTGCATCGTTTCTGATGGAACGAAATATCTGACCGGCGAAACAATCAGCTCGTACAACGAGAATGGTATGTCGCTCGGTGACACTCGTATCTCTGTTTCGCTGGCAAGAGATGAGTACACCGTTCAGTTAAACCGTGGGTTCCGCTTTTTGATAGACGACGAAGATTCGGATACGGTATTGGCCTATCGGCTTACGAAGCCATTCAAAATCGGAGGCGTGTACAACGGAAACGGTGTTATGAGTTTCGTTATGACCGAAGTGAATACGGAGGACGACGACAACTTTGATCTGCGCATTGCGGATTACTATAAGCACTTCCCCCGTGAAACCGATGGTGATGTCGATAGTGAAACAATAGTGGAAGTGTTGAATGACGAGGCAACAGGTGGAAAGAAGGTGTGGCTGTGAGTTGCGAAGCACTGGTTGGTCTGGACGAATTGTTCGACTATAAGAACCAACTGATGGACGACATGCTTACCAATGAGCAGATCATACGGCTGTTGTCCGATGACGGAAAGACTTTGACTGCGCCGGAGAAATTGGTGTACACACAGGTCTATCCGTATGAGTATGTGCCGGATGTTGTCGAGCATGGACAAACATTTATCTGCTGCGAGGTGGATATCAAGGATGTGATCGACAAGACATTCCTCGTTCCGGTGTTGTACATTTGGGTCTTCACCCATAAGAGTAAGGTTCGCTTGCCTGGTGGTGGCGTGCGAACGGACAAGTTATCTTCTGAAATCACGAAAATCATCAACGGGAGCCGTATGTATGGGCTTGGCGAGCTCAACTTGCAGTCAGCAAAAAGATTTTCTCCTATCAGTGACTATCAGGGCAGAATCTTGACTTTCTATGCAAAAGATTTTAATCGTCTGTCTCCTTCAAATAAGAAGGTTCCGGCGAATAGAAAGCATGGATAAATGGCAGTAAGAAATCTCCTTTATAAAAAGGAGTTGCCGGTCAATGAAGATATCCAGATAGTGATCCCGACGGTTGGAGAAATCCTTGAGCAAGAGGACGCCTACTATTCCATGGTGTCTATGATTACAGCAACCCCATACGACATGATGGTTCAGTTAGATGATATGAAGATTGATTTTACTGAAATCGATGACTATCAGTTGTTCATTATTGTGTTTAATGCGCTAAAGACACAGGACACTTCATTGATTTTCGGTAGCCTTGACTTGAGTGGTTTTTCTGTAATGGTGAACCCG